GTTCGACGCCAGCCCGAGCACCGGGACCGCGGCAGCGGTCAACGGAATGACGGCAGTCGACACCATCGCAATCAGGGGGATGAGCGCTCGGACCCCGCGGCGGATGTTCCCGATGCCTGCGGCTGCGCCCTGCGCATCCACGTTGACACTGGTCTGCCCACGCTCGAGCGAGTCGAGCTGGCGGCGCAACGCCTGGACCTCGGCGCTGGCCGCCGCGAGGCCGGTCACGTCCATGCGCGCCGTGTACGTCTTCGCGACCGCGGCGAACTCCCGGCGCAACACGCCCAGCTCGGAACGGGCCTTGCCGGTGTCCAGCTCGAGCTTGGCGGTGAACTTCTCGCCACCGAATTTCTTGCCCTCTGCGCGGGCGAGCGCAATGCCCCGTTGGAACGGGTCCACGTCCAGGTCGAGAGTGGCCTCAATGGAACCGGCGTTGAATGTCGCCACGCCTGCCCCTCTCAGTTGGTCGAGTAACCCTTGTCCGCTACGTCCTCGATTGTGCCCTCATAGATCGCGGCCAACGCGTCCGCCATGCTCCCCCCGCTGGCCTTTCCGCCGGCGGCCGCCTCAACCTCTTGCGCCTCCTCGGCCATTTGCTCGAGGTACAACCGGCGGTGCCACCACGGGAGCCCGAGCCATTCCTTGATGGAGTACCCGAGCTTTGTCCGAACGTAGTAGAGCTCCCTTCGCCTCGTTTCGTCGCCCGCTAGTCGCTCGTAGCGGGCGTCAAGGCTTCCGGGCGCAACCACCCCTGGACCATGCCGTACCAGGCGCGGCGGAGCCGGAACGGCAAGGCTGCGATGGCTTCACGGTCGGGCTGCCCCGAGCAGACGGCGGCGTGCAGGTCGAGCAGGTTGTCGTACAGCTTGCGGTGGTCGTCCCCGTCCAGCCCAGCGAACACGTTGCCCACGGCCTCGGGGTCGGTCATGTCCACCCCGTCGACCTTCGCACCGAGAGCGTCGATCAGGTGCCGCCCGAGCCCGGCGTAGAAATCGGCCACCTGGTCGTCGGTGGGTTCCGGGACGGTGCCCTTCGCATCGTGGAACGGGGCGAAGTCGTAGACGAGCGGCTGAACCGCGTCCTTGGCGTTGAATGTGCTCATGGTCGTGCCTCTCTTTCACAGGGGGATTACAGGGGGTGAAGCACCCGGCCGCGGCGTCTCGGGGCACCGCGACCGGGTGGCCGGGGTCAGACGGCGTTGATGTCCCGGATGATGATTTCGGACGGCTTGCACAGGGCCGAGAACTGCACCGGCCACAGCCGCTTGGCGGCGGAGCGCCGGAAACCCACGTCGACCGAACCGGAGCCCGACGCACGCGGGATGATGATCCGGCGCGTCTTCCCGCCGACGGTCTTCATGTCGAGCCCGACCGCGAACTCGTCAATGCCCTCGGAGAGCTTGAAGTCGGTCACGCCAGTCACGGCGTCGACCGTGATCGTGCCGCCACCGAACGCGAGCCGCATGCTGTCGAGCGTGTCCTCCGCGAGAGACGCGGAAATGGTCATGCCGCGCGTCTCGAGGGTCACCAGGACGGGGTTCGGCTGCTCCTCGATGTTGTGGGGGGTCGTGGAGCTGTCACCCCCGAGCCGCCAACCTTCCTCGGTGCCGCCGGCCTGCTCCCACGCGGCACCCCATGTCCCGGCAAACGGGACGGTGTTAGCGGGGAGGGCTGCGCCAACCTCAGCCACGTAGCCGACCGCCAGCCCGACGACGACGTTCTGCGGGTCGTAGAGGATTCCCATGGGTCACTTCTCCTGGTTCTTGTCGCCGGCGCCCCGGGGCGGCGGGCTGTTGTCGTCGGGGGTGCCCCCGAACGTCTGCACGGGTGCGCCGCGGCCAGTGACGGCGGCGACCCCTTCCGACAGGTCCGGGGTTCGGGATCCCACGGTGAACGGGACCTCCCCGAGCGCCTCCCGTGCCTCGTCCTCGGAGTCGAAGACCAGCACGGGCACACCGTACTCGTCCCCGGCCTTGGCGAGCTTGTCGGCGTTGTCGTTGGACACTTCCTGCAACGTGCCGTCGACAGTGAGCTCGTCGTCCAGCTTGAGGGACTGGTAGCCCCGCGCGGTGCGAACGTACTTCATCCTGCGTTCCTCTCGGTTGACTACTGCGCCTCAACGTCGGCCAGGTAGGTACAGACATAGTGTGCCCTGTTCCCGGCGTCTGTGCGGTCATGCGATGGCCTGCCGCCTGCGCGTCGTATCTCCACGACGTACCGGCCGCCGATGAAACCGGGCCAACGGTCGCGGGCGACGAGCTCGAGGTCGATCCTCTCAGCCAGCTCCCGGGATGCGGGGAGGTTGCCCTGCGGGCCGATCACGCGGAGCTGAAATCCCGGGGTGTCGAGCATTTGCTCGAGGGAGAAACCCGCACCGGGGAGCCAGGTCACGACGACGAGCGTCCCGGGGTCGGGTGGAATCTCGGGGCCCTCCACGACGGCCACGGCCGTCCCGAGCCCGAACGACCGAAACGCGTCCTCGAGGCCAGCGGTCGTCAGCCCGGGCCGGTACGTGTCGTCCGCCGGCGGATCCCACAGGGTGAGGGGGAGCTCAGAAACCATAGCCGCCCCGCCTCATCTTGCCCTTGAGGCGGAGCTGCTCCTCGGTGAGCCGTGCCTGCATCGGAGCCCGGTCGTAGACCACGGCCCCGCCTTGGGTGACGACGGGGTGACCGGACGCGCGGAGGTCCAGGAACTCAATGGGAGCCTTGTCGAACACTTCCCCCGACAGGTCTTCCATGGCGTCGGACATGCCGGCCACAGGGCCCCGGGTGAGAACCTGCGCCGCAATGTCCTGCATGTAGAGGGCCACATTGGCGAACAACGGTTGCTCGAGGTACTTCGCTTGCCCGCCGCGGGGGTGGTTGAAGTCGAGCCCCTCATGCTGATAGCGGGCGTACACCTGGTCCACTTCCACCGAGCCCTTGACGTTGCCGTGCCCGATCCTCTCGGACAGTCGCGCCATCGCGGCGTCGAAGCTGCTACTCCCCGCCACGGCCACACGCTCCCGTGCAGGGCTTCACCGAGTAGACCCCGTGCGCCGGCGTCACGAGCAGAGGGTTATTCGCGTTCGGGCCCGGTGGGTAGCAAATCAGCCACGGCCCGTCCGTCTCGATCTTCCCCTCATAGTGCTCGGTCACCACTTCCCCGGGGTCCATCCGCACCACGTCGTACGCGCTCACTCCCAGATCACCCCACCAAAGTACTGAGGGACCGACACGCCATGCCCCGGGTACGGGGCGAACGGTTCCGCGAGCCCCACGGCGGGCCCGCCCTGGTAGATAGCGGCCTCCCCGGTCGTGGATCCGCCACCGACAGGAGTCACCCCTTCGATGGTGAGCTTTCCGGTCGCGATCCGCTCGAGGAGCCCCTGCGCACGCTGGTAGGCCAGGTTCACGGGGTCGCGGTCCTCGAGCGGCTGCGAACCGTAGTACTCGAGGGTCGACAGGTACGCGGCGATGCCGAGAACGATGGTGCGGACCAGGGGCGGCGTGATGCCGTCCGCGATCGCGTACGCCGACGACAGGCGCCCCACCACTTCCGCGGTGGCCTCCTCGAGCTTCACGGCGAGGCGGTCGTCGTCCAGCTCCGCCGCGGTGCGCGACCCTGCGCCGCCGGCGTTGCTGAGGTACGACCGGAGCTCGTCCACAGACACGAACCGGGACTCGGAAACCACGTCGATGATGGTCGACGGTGCGGTGAACACGCCACCATCGGGCATGGTCACCCGCGCTGTGGTGAAGTGCCGGCCAGGGGCGAGAACCACGGCGGTCCCGGGGTTGTCCTCGGGGCCAGCCACAAAGAATTGGACGGTCTGCGCGGACCTGGTGAACCACCCATCACCGCGGGCGACGGCAGGGGCGAGCCATTCCGCGGCGTGCCAATCCTCGTCGTTGTCAATGTCGACGGCCACGGTCGCCCCGGTCGGGTCGAACTCGAAAGTGAGATCCACGACGATGCGTGTCGACGTGCCCGTGGTCAGCCTCATGGCGCCGATCCTACGCGGACGCGGACCGTGGGAGCGTTTGGACGCAACGACGAATCCATGCCGACCCCGTGAAGCGAGGCGGTCATTCCCTGCGGCCGGGAGCGTCCCCGGTGGTCGCTGGTGAAGCGCCAGGCGCCCGTGGCTGCCCCTGCGGGGTCGCGGGCCCCGGACGGGGCGCCCTGGTAGGCGTAGGTCGTGGTCTGGACTCCCGCCGGGACGTTGGCCCCGGCGGGAGCGCCTGTGAACGTATACGACCCCGTGGAAGGTCCACCGTTCGGGGCGGATCCTGAGACTGCGCCGACGTACGCGAACCCGGCCCCGGACGCCACACCCCCCGGGGTGGGTTGCCTGCCGGCGTGCGCGGAGGAGTAGTGGAAGCTCCCCGAGCTGGCGGCGGCCGGTGTCTTCGCGCCAGTGACGGTCCCCGAGTATGCGTAGCTGCTCGAGGCGGTCCCTGTGGGGGTGCGTGTCCCCGCGTGCGCCCCGGTGTAGGCGTACCCGCCGGCCGATGCGCCGGCGGAGCTGCGGGAACCGGTCGACGTGCCCGAGTATGCGTAGCTCGAGGTCGACGTGCCCTGTGTGACAGCCACGTTCGAGGGTGCGCCGGTGAAGTCGTACCGGGACGAGACGGCCCCGTCGGACGTGCGCGCGCCCATGTGAGAGTCGCCGGCGAACAAGAACCGGCCCTCGGTGGCCCCGCCGGCAGGTTCCGACCCTGTGGGAGCCGCGGTGAACGTCCAGGAGCCCGTAGCGGCCCCGGTGGCGTCCCGGGCGCCTGTCGGGGCGCCTGTGTACGCGTACGAGCTCGTGGCGGCACCTGTGGGGGTGCTGGCGGCCGCACTGGTCCCGCTGAATGCGTACCCGCCTGTGGATGCGCCTGCGGGGGTCCTGGTCCCGGTCGCGGTCCCCGAGTAGGTGTACGTCCCGACCGAGCTCCCAGCCTCGGGACTCACCCCTACGGGTGAACCGGCGTAGGCGTACCCGCTGACGGCCGCACCGGCGGCGCCCCTCACCCCTACGGGTGAACCCGTGAAGACGTAGGCACCGGTCGCGGACCCCGACGGGACGCCTCCCTCAACCACGAATGGGATGGTGTGCGGGATGGTGGCGGAGCTCGAGCCCTGCGGCGCCCCGGCGTAGGCGTACGACCCTGCGGCCGCCCCTGCTGCGGGAGCAGTCCCCGCGTGCGCCCCCGTGAACGCGTAGGAACCGGTCGACGTGCCCGCGTTGGTGGTCTGTACCGGTGTCGTCGCCGCCACGGGGTCCGACCAGGCGGAGACGATGCGCGCCACACCCGCATGCGAGCTGGTGAACGCGTACGCGCCGCTCGAGGCGCCCTGGACGGGTGCGGCACCGGCCGCGGTCCCCGTGAACGCGTAGGCGCCCGTCGACAGTCCGCCCGGGGTCGTGCCGCCAGCCGGGGCGCCGGTGAACGCGTACCCGCTGGTGCTCGAGCCCTGCGCGGCCCTGGTCGACGTGTGCGCCCCCGTGAACGCGTACGCGCCCGTGCTGGCCCCTGCGGCGGCCCGTGTGCCCGTGGGAGCTCCCGTGAACGCGTACGACCCCGCCGCGGCACCCTGGTGGGTCCTGGTCCCCGTAGGCGCACCGGTGAACGAGTACGACCCCGTACTAGCCCCACCCTCGGGTGCCTTGCCGACGATGGTCGCGCCGCTCGTGCGAGTCTGCATGGCACGGGGGTCCGACATGGTGGTTTTGAACGCGGCCCACTCCTCGGGGGATTGGGTCCAGTCGACCCCGTTGGAGTTGGCGATGCCGATCCACAGGAGCGCAAACCACATATTTGGGGTCGACAAGAACGCTTCGCCGGCGTCAAGGATGGCCTCCGGGGAGAGCCCGTTGTACTCCCCGATGCCGAGCGGCATGTCCGGGTAGCCCAGCGAGGTCGTCATGTCCATGAGCTCTTGCGCCGCCCTCGAGGGCATTTTCGTGCCCGGCGCGGCGTTGGTGCCGTTCTGGTAAATGTCGCAGGCAAGGAAGTCCCACCGGGACATGAGCGAATCAGGACAGAATGCGGCGAATTTGGGGGTATCGGCCACCGAGTCCATAAGAAACCCATTCAGGATCGGCCCGTGAAAGATTTTCTCGTGAGTGCCGAAAATGTCCAGGAACTTGAGGGAACCGACCTCGAAATCGGCAGGCGTGATTTCGTTGTGCGGCTCATGCCAGAAAGACACCGTGAGCGGGTGGTCCAGGGACACCAGATAGTCCCGGGCGGCCGCGATCATGTCGTCATAGACGCCTGCGACGAGTCCCGCCGTGTCGGGGACGGTCTGCCCGGCCAGGTTGGGCGGCTTGTAGCTGATGACAGGCATGCGCCCGTTGGCGATCGAGTCCTCAATGTCGGCAGATTTGTTCTTCCCCGACGCCACGAGGATGGGGTAGTGGCGGCGTGCGCCCGGGTTGTACGGGTCAACCCCGGCGAGGAAGTCGGGCCACATGCCGAATTCCGACGTTCCACCGATAACCTTGGGGTAGATCGGTGGGGCGGACACGAGGAACGGGTCCGGGGCGCCCGCGGAGAACGACCACGAGCCGGTCGACACGCCATCGTTCGGGGCGGTCGCGGACGGGGTTGTCGCGGACACCGGGGCGGACCAGGCGGAAACGGTCCGCTTCACCCCGACGTGCGCCGATGAGTACGCGTAGGAGCCCGTGCTCGAGCCCTGCTTTACGGCGTCTGCGGGGGTCGTGGCCGACACCGGGGCCGACCATGCCGACGTGAGCCGGTTCACCCCCGTAGGCGCACCCGTGAACGCGTACGACGAGCTCGGAGCGCCGCCGGCGGGCTCAACCCCGGCCGGGGCGCCCGTGAAGTCGTACGCACCCGAGCTGGTGCCCTGTTTCGGTGCCGCGCTGCGGAACAGCAGCAGGAGACTCACGGGCTCCCCTTGCTATTCGACGGTGAAGACTGCGAGAACCGAGTACGTGTAGGCCAGCCCGGTCACGTTGGTCAGCTTGAGCCCCTGGCCTTCGTTCAGGGTGTAGTCGGCCACGTAGTCCCCGTCGATCGGGAGGATGTTGAAGAACGGCATGAGCCCGACCGCGGGGAACGTCTCCTCGGGGTTGAGGCCGATTTCAAAGTAGGTGAATGTCTCGGTGCCGCCGGCCGTGAACCCGCGGGCTACGGTGATCTGCGCCGGCAACGCGGGGTCGGTCGAGTCGTGCGCGCGGGGCGTAATCGCCGTGGCGCCCGTCGTACCCACCGAGCTCGTCTGTGACACCTTCCACTGCTGCGACACACCCGTGACGACGCTCTGCGAGGGCTGAATGTAGAGCTTCCGCACCTTCACGGTCTTGCCGGATCCGGTCGCGTTGAAAATGTGCATGTAGACCGCGTTGGCGGTAGCCGAGACGTTCCCCGACCACACCGAATAGGTGGGGGTGTCACCGATGAGCTGGCCGCGACTGTTCGCGGGGATCATCACCTGGTGTTCCTTGGCGTTGACCGTGTGAGTCGCGACCGACGCACCGGTGCCCGGGGTCACGTCAATGCTGTCGTTGGCTGTCGCCATTACTGGACCGCCCTCACTCGAAAGGTGTACTCGGTACTCGCTGCCAGCCCGGTCACGTCCAACGGGGAGGCGGCAACGTCGCTGGTAACCACTGTCCCACCCGCGCCGCCCACCCGTTCCACGTCGTACCCGGTCGCCCCGGCCACATGCTGCCACGCCACCCGCACCGACGTAGCGGAGAGCGGCGTCACGGTGAGCCCGGCCGGTGTCCCGAACGGGGCAAGGTTGGTCGGCATCGTCGCGGAGTTGTCGCCCCGGATCCGGCCAATACGGTTCACGGCCGTAGACGAGCTGATCCACCCCACCCGGACCGACCCGGCCACGGATGCGAGAGTGGTCGATGTGAGGTTCCCCGAGTCCTCTACAAGCGTGTCCAGGTTGGTGCCGCCGTACACGACCGCCCGAACCACCTTCGCCGGCGTGCTCCCGGTGGCAAGGTTCCAATGGATGAAGATCCGGTATTTGGTGTTGTCCGCCAGGGTCGGACCGAACCCGCCCAGCACGGTCGACACGTTCCGGAGCTGCAACGTCCGCGTGCCTGCGAGCACGCGGAGGTCCAGGATCTTGTTTGTGGATGCCGTGTCGTCGTACAGGGACAGGATGGCCGTCGACACGTCCGGGGGGTCAATGTCCGTGTCAAGCCAAATCCACCCCTGAGTCTCAGGGGGAAACGCGGCCTCAGCGGAGCGGGACTGCGCGGTCGTCGTGAACTGCGCCATTTGGCGGGTGGCGTCGAACGGGTCCGTGATGAAAACGGCCGAACCAGCACCCGAGAACGTGTCAAAGATCGTGTTGGCGCCGGCCAGCGCGGTCCCCGGGGCGGCGCCCGTGAAGTCCTCTGTCAGTGCCGCAATGGTCGCCATGAGGTCACCCTGCCGTCAGGAGCGTGTCGCCATCGCGGACGACACGCATAAACGAGTTGGCGGCCGGGGATCCGGAGACGTGCGGCCCGGCCGCGGGGCCAGGTCCCAGCGACGTGCGCGCCATCAGGTGAACCTGCCGCGTCCCCGAGAACGCTATCTGCGTGTTCTGCCTCGAGGCCGGGGTCTGGTTCCTGTCGAACGCGTGCAGGTCGTACTTCCCGGCGGCCGCAATCTCGAACCCGCCCCCGACCGTGGATGCGCGACTGTTCGAGTCGGCCACGAGCCCGGTAGCTGTCACGTCGCCGGCAAGGAACCGGAACCCCCACCGGCCGTTGTCCTGCGCGGAGCACCCCACGAGCTCAATCCGGGACGACGACACGACGAACCCGTCCGCGAGCGTCCCGTCCCCGGTCCGGTTCCCCGAGTAGTACGCCTTGGAATTGGCGATCTTCGTATTGCCGCCGGCCAGCTCAAACCGGGGGAAATTGCCGCCACCGTTCGCGATGCACTCGTCAATGTGGCAGTCGGATGAGTCGATCCAGAATCCGCGCTCGGTGCATGACCAGGCGGTGCAATGGTCCAGGAGCGTCCCGCGGGCGCCGCCGGTGGCCCCGGTCAGGATGAAGCCCGACCCGTTGGCCTGGTTGACGTACACGCGGTCCAGTTGGATGAGCGGGTCCGACCCCGACGGGAGGTTGTAGACGAGCGCGGACCCGTCGTTGGTGAACTTCACCCCGTGCCCGTTCGACACCACAGCGTTGTGCCGGCCGATCGTGAGCATGGACACGCGGACGTGCGCCACGTCCGCATTCAGGAGCTCAATGCACCCGCGGTCGACGTTGGTCGACCACATGGGGGTCACGATCGTTCCCGGGCCTGCCCCGACGAGCTGGGTTGACGGGTACATGGTGATGGCCCCGAGCCCGGCCCCCGACTGATTCTGTGCCGTGTAGAACCTGGGGCCGATGAGCGCGACCCCGATCCGGCCCTCACCCCCGAACCCGTCGGCCGGCCTCGAGGCTTGCAGGAGCGCCGCGTTGATCTGGATCTGGTCGTCCACCCCGTCGCACACGTAGTCGCATGCGGCTTTCACGTCCGCGGGGAGCTCGGACGAACCGACCGTGACGTACTGTTGCGTGCTCGTCCCGCCGGCGCCGCCGGCCGCCAACAGGTGAGCCTCTTCGATGCCGTCTTCCATGTGCCCGAGACGCGCCGCGTTGGCCGACGAAACTCCGTCGATCCACGTCTGTTTGGTGTACGCCACGGGGTTACCTTCCGACCGTGAATGGGATCTTGCGGGGGATGGTGCGCGCCTTGCGACGTGCCCGCGTCACGAGAACCACCGCGGCGGCCTCGAGCACTAGCCGCCGGGTGGCCCTCAAGGTCAGGTGGAGGTCCCGTTGATCGTCGGGGTGAGGTTGTACTGCCCGGACGCGTTGAACGTGAGGTCATTGCCCCCACCGGCCGGGATGGGGTCCCCGCCGCGGAACGTGCCACCGGTGAGCGCGGACCAGTAGCCGACGTGCGTCACCGCACCGTTGGCCGCGCCGCCGGTGAAGTTCAGGACCGTGCTCGTGAGGTCCCCGTCGGCGTCCACCGTCCAGGTGACCGGCCGGCGAGCTGCGGTCGTCTCGCTGGTGCCCGTGGTGCCCGGGTCTGCGGAATGCAGGGAGACATGGGTGATGAGGGACGCCAGGTGCGTCCCCAAGCTGTTCAGCGTGGCGTTGGTCAGCGGCATGGTCTACTCCAAGGTCGAGAGTGCGAGTGAAACAGGGAACGGGAGGGCCACGCGTGGCGGCCCCCCCGTCTTCCCCACCCCCTGCGGGGGGAACCTGTCAGGCGGACGTGCCGCCGGAACGGCGGCCGCGGCGAGCGGTCGACGCTTCGGGGTTGTTCGCGGCGGAACCCTGCCCGTCGCCGGGCCCGCCACCGTCGCCGGTGTGGGTCGACCCCGTGCCGGCGGGCTCGAGCGGGTCCGGGTTGCCGTCGCCCACGTCGTCGGTGGCGTCCTCGTCGGCGTCACCCTTCGGCGCCTTCGGCTGGTCGCCCGGGACCTCCACGGGACCGGAGTCCTTCGTGTTGGCCTTGAACGCGCCGGCCTCGATGAGCCTGCGGGCCTGCTCGGCGTCCAGTTCGACCTTCGCGCCCTTGGTGTGGGTCTGGTAGGTGAACGGTTCGCCGGGCTTGCTGGTCGTCTCGTGGTACTCGTCCGCGAGGAGCTCGTACTTCGCCATGGTGCTTTCCTCTTTCGTCGGGTGAGGCAGGACCGGTCAGATACCGGTGAGGATGGCAGCGGACTTCGGGGCGTCGATGCCGACGGCCGACTGGCGCACTGTGTCCGACCGGAAGGACTCGCGCGGCTTGTCCTCGTACATGGGCGTGGTCGAGAGGTCCCGCTCGTCGCTGATGAAACCGAGGGTCTTGCGCTCGGTCAGCAGGGCCTTGTTGACCGGGACGCGCCACGACTTCAGGAGCCGGAACCCGCCCACTTCGCGGCCCGTGTCGCCCACGTACAGGGGGTTGAGGTTCGCGATGTTGCCCTGGAAGACCTTGGCAATGTCGTCGTTGTACGACATGGCCGACGCGCGGAGCGGGTTGACGACGAGCGTGTCCGGGGAGAACCCGAACTCGTTGCCGTTGCCGTCGACCTGCTGCATGACGAGCTCACCGAGCTTGGCCAGGTCGAACCGGATCTTCGCCGTGGTGTCCGTCCACGCCAGCGGCGCGGCCATCGTGGGGATGGACGCGTTGCCGAACACGGCCGCCATGAAACGGTCGTCCCAGAACTTGACCATCGCGTTCTTGATCTGGCGGAGACGCTTGTTCACCAGGTCAATGTCGTTGCGCCGACGCATTTCCTCGGAAATCATCAGCGCGCCACCACCCTTGACGGTGAACACGGCCCGCGGAGTCCCGTCCTTGCCCTTGGCGACGGGAATCTCGCCGTACTCCGCGATGATTTCGATCCCCTCAGCGAACAGGGACTCGTCCTCGTAGAACTTGACGACACCGCCGGCCGCGCCGGGCGCGTTGCGGAGGATGGCGTCCGCGATGAACTGCTTGTTCATCATGTTCGTCACAACCGACTTGATGAGCGTCGGCTGCTTGATGAAATCGTTCACCTTGAGCTGCTGGCCCTGGTCGGTGCTGGACACAAACTCGGTGGTAGGCATGGGTTCCCTTTCTCAGTTTTCTCGAGCCCGTGTCAGACGTTGATCCGGGTGAGGCCGATGCCGTTCAGGGCAACACCGCCCTTTTCGACGCACTTGCCGATGGCGGCCCCTGCTCCGATTTCGGCCGCGGTCGCGGGGCGGACGTTGCCGCCGCCGGCAGAGCACACGATGGCGCCGTACGCGCACGCGGCGCCGTACTTGACGGGCACGTACGCGTTGTTGATGACCGCGACCTCCTTGGGCGCGAGGGTCACGTCCAGGACACCGACGACGGGGGTACGCGGCGCGTCCCCGGTCGGGTTGGCGTCCTTCTGCGCGACACCGAGCACGGTCTTGGACGCGTCCGCCGCGATGCCAACCGCGGGGTTGTCCACGCCACCGGCGCGGGCCTCCACGACGTAGCCGCCTGCGAGCGCCTCGACGGCCTCGTAGGTGCGGGGACCGTGTGTGAAACGGGGCAGAATGCTTCCCATTGCGGGGCCTTCCTTCTCAGTTGTTCTCGAGGTACTCGGTCCAGGCGGCTGCCTGGGTCTTGACTCGCTCGTCGGGCTCGGTTTCGTGCCCGTAACCCGCCTCACCGGACAGGTCGATCGTGCCGGCCACGGCGTCAAGCATGGCGGTCACGATGCCGCGCACGTTGACAGACTCGCCGGTCGGGGTTGCCAGGTCGAGCGCGTCGTCGTCGGGCTCGAGGGACAGGATCGGCTCCGCGAGGTCCAAGAGGGCCGGGGGGACACCCTTCGCGGCGTACTGGTGCGCCGTGAGCTGAAAGAGCCTGTTGGGGGTCGCGGGCGCCTCGGGGGAGTCGTCCATGCCGGCGTTGGCGAGGAGCCCGGCGGCGAGGTCGATGGGGTCGGGCCCGTCGTCGGGCCCGTCCAGGTTGGACAGCTCCACGGACGACAGCTCGGCGTCGATGAGGGCTTCGAGCTCCTCGTCGGTGAGCCCATCCTCGGGGGTGTCGTCGCCCTTGTCGTCGGCGGCGTCTTCCTCGGGGGTGTCCTCGTCTGGGGTGTCGTCGCCCTGGTCGTCGCCCTTGTCGCCCTCGTCGGGGGTGTCGTCGGGGCCCTCGGGCTGCTGCTCCGGGGTCGTCTCGGAGAGGTCGATGTTCGTCAGAGCGGCGAACGATTCGAGCGCCTCGGCCTGCTCATCGGAGAGGGTCGAGAGGTCGATGTAGCGCGGCATGGTGTTGCCTCCCTGGTAGGTGTACCCGGTCAGGTCGATCAGGTCGGTGGGGTCGTCGTTGGACAGGTCGACCGGTTCCCACGGGCGGAGGTCCACCATGCGGGGGTCCAGTGTTCCGAGAACGTGCCGGATGGCGCGCTTGAAGGTGCGCCCGTCGACACGCTCGAGCGATTCCTTGATGCGGGCAGAGACACCGAGCTTGCGGCCGGTGCGCTCCACGAGCTCGGCGGCGTCCTCGGACAGCTCGAGGATCACGTCCAGACCGTCCGCGGTCTGTTCCACCCCTAGCACACGGCCGCCGTAGTTCCGGGGGTCCTCGTTGTGCTGATTCTGGGGGGTGGCGAGCTGGAAGGGCACGAGGTCGTACGCGCCGGCCTTGAACGAGTCGGCCAGGTCTGTCAGGTAGGCGTCGTCAAACTCCACGACGCGCTTCGTGCCGTCCGACATGGGGTAGTTGATGCGCCGCTTGGCGAGCACCTGTTTGCGGTACACGCGCGGGCCTGTGCGGGTCAGGGAAGACAGGTCGATAGGGGCCTGTACGTCCGTCACTCTGTCACCTACCCATGCTCACTGAAGTACCCGGCGGTCCGTCGTTTCCATGATGCTACGGCACGACGGTCCCTAGCCCCGAGATTCTGGTAGCGCCACGCGTCGAAAGACAACGGGGGACCGATTTTTGCGAGCTCCCGCAATGACTCTTCGGACAGGTGCTTGCGCATTGTGTCGGGGGTCGACGTGAGAATGGCCTCCGTGTCCATGCCGGCCGCCCGGGCCTGCCGGGTGAGCATGTTCCCGCGGGTGCCCGTCTCGAGCTGCTCCCGCAACCTCTGGACATAGAGCCCGTACTCGCCCCGCTGCTCCTCGAGGGTGCCGTTTTGCTGCCGCTGCGCCCGGCGCTCGTCCACAGCGGACTCCGCACCGAACCACTTGCGCGCGGCGTTGGCCTTGCGCTTCCCGCCCTTCCGCTCGAGCTGCTGCAACAGGGAGCCGACGAGCTCGTGGTCGGCGGAGTAGTCCGCCTCCCGCAACCGTGCGAGTACGTGCTCCGACTGGTCGGCAGACATGAATGTCACGGCGTCCCCGAGCTTGCGGCGGGCCTCAATCCCACGCGTCCCGGGGTTGCCGGCGTCGGCCGCCACGTCCTCGAGCGATGGTTTCTTCGGCCCTGCCGCCGGTGCTACCGGCGCGGGGCTTTTCCCGGGGGAACCACCTTGAGGCTCGGCTTCCGGTTCTCCTTGTCGCGGCGGTCGAGCTCCGCCTCAACCAACTTGAACGCGGGCGAGTCAAACTTCCCGCCAGCCATGAGTCGCTCCATGGCCTTTTCGAGCTGGTCATCCGACATGCGCCGCATCGTCGCCGCGTCCATGCCAGGGGTCTTCACGGCGGCCTGCTGAACCTCCGGGGACGACGTGGGAGCCGGCATGGTCGTGACGTTCCCGCGCGCCTTTTCGACACGGTTCCGGCGGTCCTGCTCGGCCTCGAGCGCCTTGAGCGTGTCACTGTTCGGGGCGGCGCGGCGGTACTTCGCGATGTTCTTTGCGAGTCCCTCGTCGGTGACCTTGGCGAGCGTCGACTGCGAGAACGCGTCCGCCTTGGCCTGCGCGGTCGACTTCTCGGCCTCGGTGGGGACGTTCTTCGGCCGGGACTTGCCGATCGCGGTCCGCCCCTGGTCGCCGGGTTTGTCGGCACCGATGCGGGCCTGCGGGTTGCCCTCGTACCGGTCCTCCACCCACGCCTTAGCGGCCTTCTTCGACAGGGACCGTGCGGCGTACCCGTGGTCATTCCGGGCGGTTCGCGCGTTGACGTGCCACTTGTTGCCGTCGCGGACGAGCTCCCACCGGCCGTCGGATGAAATGTCGCCGTCCCACCCGGGGAACGCCTCGGATCCGATCCGGTGGTTGCTGGCGCGGAGCTTGTTGTCGGCTTCGCGCGCCTCCTCCACGGACGGGGCCTTACGGGTCGGGGGCGGCGCCTGCGACTTCCCGGGGGATGCGTTGTCGGCCTTGAGCATGCGGCGGAGATCGGCGTCCGACTTCTGCATGGAACGCTCCTCCCCGACAAGCTCCCGGGCCACGGCTTCACGGCGCAGCTCGGAACCCGTCATGCGAGACACATGCACGTCGCTCCCGCGCGGCACGCCTGCGGGGCGCGCGGTCGGCACGCCTCCACCCATGCGGGCCCGCTGCTGCTCCGTGAGAGCGATGGTGCGGCCGTCGGGGGTCTTCTCGGCCAGGTCTGCGGCGCGGATCTTCGCGGCGCGGCGCTTCGCGAGCTCGTCGTCCTGCTTCTGTGCGATGAGGTCGCCCTCGTCGCGCGCTGCGGGCTTGGCTGCCTTGCGGCGCTGCGCGGCAGCTTCCTGACGCTCGGCCTGCTGGCGCCGGCGGGCTTCGGCCCGCTCGAGGGATCGGTTTGTGGCGGCGTTGGTCTTCTCGGTGGGGTTCATGCCGCCAGTCTGTCCGGTTTGGGCCTTCTTCGCAACCATCATCTTGCGCTGCGCGTCCCGCCGTGCCGCCGTGTCGGCTGCGGTGCGCTCCCCGAGCGTGCGCGCAGACTCACGCGTGGCGGCCGCAACGGCTTCTCGCGAGCTCGTGTCCTTTGCTTGCTTCGCGGCGGTCTTCTTCACCTTCCCCGCGGTGATCCGCTTGCCCTTGGGCGGCTTCGCGCGACCCTTGCCGGCGTTGGGGCCCTTCCCGGCCTTGACTGCGGCCGCGGCGGGCGTGAGTGGGATGTACCCGTGCTTCCAGTCGTACGGCGGCTGGTAGTCCCCGGGCGCCAGGTCGATCACGTCGGCGCCGTCGGCGGCCAGGTCGACCGTGAGCGCCATGTGGAGCGCCTCGAGGAGCCCGTCCTCGTTCGCCAGGTCGATCCCCGCGAGCTGGTCGACGGACAGGGACACGCCCTTTTTGGCGTTCCACTCCGCGATGGCGGCCTTTGCGGCGGCCTGCACCTGGGGGCGCACGTTGTCGAGCCCGGCGGCCCACCGCTTGACCCGGTTCACGGCCGTAGGGATGGCCTGCCCCTGCGGCATGCCCTTGCGCATGAGCGCGTGCGCCACCATGCGAATGTACTTCGGGAGCCCGCCGGCCTTGTCGACCCAATTCTGCCGGCCGCCGGGGGTGCCGGTGGGGGAGTCGTCAGCGGGTCGTCCGCCTGGGGAGATAGCCACGGTGAGCCCTTCTATGCGAGCGGGTAGGCGAACAGTCGGGAACCGGCCTTGACGATGGCCGGGGCGGCCACGTCGGCCACAGCTTGAGCCCACCGGACCCGGAAGTCGCCGGCGTTGGCCCCGGTCTGGGCGTATCCGATGAGGGTAGCGACCACGGGGAGCCCTGCGCCGGCGCCGCCTAGGTTCACGGACTGCGCCACCCCGCGATGGTGCATCGCCAGGTTTCCGGTGGTCGTCGTCGCGGCCTGTGCGAGCCCGCGGGGGGTCCAGTCGACGGTACTCGCCGCGGGTGCGGACACCCCGAGGATGAGGTCCCCTGTCGTGGTCGAGTCGTACACGAGGAACCCCTCCACCCGGTAGAGAGTGTTGGCCTTGAGCGCCAACACTAGGTGGGGGTCGTCGGCCAGGGTGCCGGCCGTGGTCGAGTCCCGGGACGTGTCGGATGGCTTCGTCACCTTCAGCGGCTTGAGCGCGTTCAGCTCCCCGCGGGTCGCCCCGAGCAGCTCAGGGTCGGGTGTGTCGTCGGGGAGGTCGTCGTACGGGGTCGAGTACACAAACAGGTCGATCCCCGCGGCGGCCGCCTGTGCCGCGATGGTGGTTGCGTCCCCGTCGGTAACCACCGTGTCCACGTCCGACGTGATCGTGATCGTGGGGGAGAGCTTGAGCTCGTATCCGTCACGGGTCCGGAGGTACTTCGTCACGATGCGGTCCTCTCAGGTCGCGCGGCAGGGTGCGGCCGGTGCTGGGTGTCTGTGCTGATGATGGCACGGACAGCCTCGTTCACATGGCGTCCACGCGCGACCGCCTCGAGGGAGCCCGCGTTGGCCGGCCAGCAACGGCACGTCCCGCCGTGGGGCATCCCGGGGTAACCGATGATGGGCGGCGTGTCGGCGTAGAACCATGCGCCATCGGCTGCGCGGCACTCGGGGGTCACTCGGTCGTCGGGGTGCGCCCGCCACAACAGAATGACGCGCGCCGATTCATTTTGAATCGGCCGATCGGCCACCTGGTCCGGTTTCCGCGCCTCAGCGTCCACTTTCCGGGCGGCGGCGTGTCGTGCGTCGATCGCGGCTAGGTGCTGGTCGATGTACCGGTCCTCCCGCGCCTCGGGTGCCCCGTCCTCGGCGCCAGCCTTGTACGCGGCCTCCACCCGCTCGAGGGACCGCTCGAGGAACCACGCCCGAAACGTCAGCTCGGCGCGTCGGTTGGCCAGCTCGGCCGGGCCCGGGGCGGGAGTAGGCGCCTCGGGACGGGTCGTGCGGACAACGCGTGTCGTGACACGTAGGACGTGGCGTACGGTGCGGCGGTCCAGGCTCCATCGGAGCAGCAGCTTTGTGAGCGCGGCCAGCAAGGCAGCGGTGAGCACCGGGGGGCCCGCCAGGGCTGCGCCAGCGGCGGCACCGGTCCCGAGCACGGTCGCGATGGCTGCGGCCCGCTGCGCCGGCGTCGACTCAACCGGCGGCGGCTGCGGCTGCCTTGGCTCGGCCACGCGTCTCCCCGTCCTTCGCTGCGACCTTGCGGACGATGTTCTCGGCCGCCTGGATGGGCCCGGTGGCCTGCGCAAGCTGCGCCTGCCGCTGGGTGCGCGCCGCGGCCTCATGTGCCGCCGTAGTCGCTTTCACGAGCGCCGCCACCCGGTCAACGGGCATGTTCAGCGCGCCCGCGGTCGACTCCACGATGAATGCGACGAAATCGGCGGGGAGCAGCGCGGAGAACTGCGTCACCAGGGGTATCAGGGTCGCCAGGTCGGGTTTCACGAGGGGCCCGATCTTGAGCGACGGGAACGCGGCACCCGGCCCAAAGTTGTGCCGCACCGGGTCGGCAATGACGAAATTGGTGAACGTGTCCTCGAGCTCGTTCGTGGCGTACCGGCGGGACTGCATGTAAAAATCGGACTGGTCCCGGGACAGCGCGAACGAGCCCGTCCCCGATGCTGCCGCGCCGGCCAGGTCCGCGAACTGTGCGAGAACCTGCCCGGTCATTTCGCCGTCCAGGTACTTGAGGGCCTCGAGGTACAGCTCCGCGGCGTGCCCGGACGTTTCGAGCACGTCGCCCTTCACCCCGGGCGGCATGGCGATAGCGCCACCCCCGCGCAGGGACGAGAACATGCGCGCGGCGCCCTTGGTGTTGTTGTGGTCCCCGCCCGTCTCCCGGGTGTCCGAGAACGCCACCCGCGGCTGCGCGTGCAGCTCGAGGAACAGGAACCACAGGAACCGGAGCTTTTGCTTCGCCTTCCAGCAGACGAGCGGAATCTCCATGTCCGAGGATCCGAGCACGGGGGACCGGTGCTGCCCATGGGTGTGCGTGAACGCACGTTCCGGGGCGATCTTCACCGGTTCGGCGCCACCGAACGGCGGATCCTGCTCGAGCCCGCGGTACGCCCCGGTCTTCCGGTCACGCTTGACACGCGTGTTCACGGCCGGGCGGAACGCGAGCTTGTCGTACGTCCACCTGGGACGGCCGCCCTGGTCAATGGTCTTCCAGACCTTCTCGAACGACGCCACCCGGTACGTGAACGCGGACGTAGCCTGCGCGACGACGAGATTCAGGGGGGTCGACATGCCGCCGGCGTTGGCCGGCTTCGTGAGCTGTTCGGTGATCCACTCCGCTTCGCCCTTGTCGCCCTTCGCCGGGGTGATGGACACCGGGGCGCCGATCGTGGGGAGGGTGAGCACCATCTCGACCTTGCGGGCCTGGGACTCGGTGCGGAGCATGTCGGCGTAGTCGCGAGCTTCCCACCACGCCACGGAACCCATGGACGGGTCGAGGTAGTCCACGAACAGCGAATCAGCGAACGACAGGACGGTGCCGATTTCGCCTGTCGGCGGGGGCTTGATGGAGTCAGCCACGGGGGGCTTTCCTTCCGACTAGGGCAACCCACGCCACCCGGACCGCCCAAAAGGGACGGAACAGCAGCGCGGGAGCGGTCAGGGCCACGAGCCACAACGCCAGGTCACGGGCGGCAGGGGTGTGCCACACGGGGAGCTGGTCCAGCGGCGCACGGTCAGGCATAGGTGTAGGCTCCCGCGTCGTCGTCGTCGGCCCAATCGTCCGATCCGGCCTGTTGCCGGTAAGCGTACGCGCCAGCGTCGGTCACGTCGTCCGCCTCGAGGGTGTGGCGCAGGAAGTGAGTCACACCCCAAACCACGGCGTCCATGCGGTCAGGGGACTTCTCGCCGGCCG